ACTGGTAAGGTCACACCTATCACCGCCGCCAAGCGCGCCGTCGAGACGGTCATGGTCGCGCGCCCCAAGCCGCCGATGGACCTTGGCCTGATCGACGACTTCGCACCCGATCAGCACGGGCTGGGCGAGTGGGCCAGCAAGACGTTCATCCTACCCGAAGGCCCGCTCTACAACGAGCGGCACAACCATCTTATCGAGGCGCACATCGGCTGGATGTGGACCAGCGCCGAAGCCAGCGACAGGAATCGCGGCGTTGCCGGCCAGTGCCAGCTTGTCACGCCGCCGCAAAGCAAGTGGCCGAGCGCGCGCCAGCACTGGCTATGGCGGCATTGGTTCGGCAGCGCGCCGGATTTCGTCATCACGATCAGCGCGCCGATCGCCGCCGACATGGACGACTGGAGCTTCTGCGCCCTGATCGAGCACGAGCTATGCCACGCCGCGCAGGACGTGGATGCGTTCGGCGGCCCGCGCTTCACCCGCGAAGGCATGCCGATCTACCGAGTAGTTTCACACGACTATGAAGAGTTCCTCGACGTGATCGAGCGCTATGGTGTAGGCGCAACGGGAATGACCGCAGTAGCCGACGCTATCAAGCGTGGGCCAACCATAGGGGAAGCCGCGATTAGCGCCGCATGCGGTACATGCGCAAGGAAGTTTGGATGACTGAAGAGTGGCGGCCAATCGCGGGTTATGAGGGGTGGTATTCGATCTCGTCTCATGGACGAGTGCGGCGAGACAAATCTGTGACATGCGCCAAAGCTGGCGCAATCTTGAGCACCGCGGGTCTTCGTGGCGGATACCCAACCGTGTCGCTATCGAAGAACGGGAGAGTCGCTAACGCGGCAGTCCATAACCTTGTGGCCGACGCCTTTCTTTCACCAAGGCCAGCAGGCAAACGCCCCAACCACAAGGACACGATCAAGACCAACAACCGCGCTGATAACCTTGAGTGGATGACACAGGCTGAGAACGTGCAGCACGCCTATGACGCGGGACTTCGTGATTGCCGAGGTAGCGGCAATGGGCAAGCCAAGCTCACAGAGGAGGCCGTGCGCGAAATCCGCAAGTTGGCTACCGGCGCGCGAGGTGAGCAACGCATGCTGGCCGAAAGGTTCGGCACATCCCGGTCTAACATCAGCACGATCGTATCGAGAAAAGCCTGGGAGCATGTCACATGAAGCTCACTGACGAACAGAAGGCGTGGATCGTCGTCGCCTTCGCCTGCTACCAGCGCAATTGGGAGGTGTGCCGCGACTTCGAGGTCGAGTTCGGCTCCAAGATCGATAAGCGCCAGGTCGGGGGCTATAGCTGCGTCGGCATCAAGGACGAGAAGGAGGCGAAGGCCAAAAAGCTCGGCAAGTGGTGGCCGCTGCACAAGAAGGCGCGAGAGCGTTTCGACAATGACGTGATGGACGTGCCGATCGCGCAGAAGTCCTACCGCCTGCGCAAGCTCGACGAAATGTTCGAGGAAGCCTACCGCAAGCGCAACATCGGGTTCGCCTCGAAGCTGCTGGAACAGGCGGCGAAGGAAACGGGCGGCCTGTTCTCGAGTCACCGCACCGTCAACGCGAAGGTCGATGGCAAGGTCGAGATCGAGCACGATCTGCCGCCCGAGCTTCGTGACACGCTGCTGGCCGAGCGCCTACGTGCCGCCATGAGGATCGCGGTCGAGCAGGGGCCGCAAGCGTCGTCGACGATCCAGTAAGCGGCGGCGATGGTGGGCACGATCAACGATCTGGTGGGGATGCTGATGGCGCAGCCGGGGTTCGACCCGGCTGCGTTCGACCCCGAGTTGTTCCTGGCCGCCCTCTCCGACGAGGATAAGCAGCTACTCTTCGAGCGAGACGAGGCGATCGAGCTACGCAAGCGGACCAACCGCTTCGCGCAGTTCTTCCCCGACGATGGCCCGCTGCGCCGCGAGCTATACCCCAAGCACACAGAGTTCTTTCGCGCCGGCAAGGACTACACCGAGCGGCTCTTCCAGGCCGGCAACCGCGTGGGCAAGACGGTCGCCGGTGGCTTCGAGGTCGCCGCGCACATGACGGGCAAGTACCCGGATTGGTGGGACGGCAAGACGTTCAGCCGGCCGAACCATGGCTGGGCGGCCGGCGATACCTACGAAACCACCCGCGACATCATTCAGAAGGAGCTATTCGGAGAGGTCGCCTACGAGGGGAACGAAAAGACCTTCGACGGCACCGGCATGATCCCGAAGGATCGCATCGGTCCGGTCAAGTGGCGGCGCAGCGTGGCCGACCTGGCCGACGTGGTGCGCGTGCGCCATGTCACCGGCAGGTACTCGACCATCGGCCTCAAGTCCTATGACCAGGGCCGCAAGGTGTTTCAGGGCACCGCGAAGGACTGGATATGGGTGGACGAAGAGCCGCCCGAGGACGTGTATGGCGAGGCGCTGATCCGCCTGATGACCACGAAGGGCATCATGATGCTCACCTTCACCCCGCTGTCAGGCATGTCCGAGGTGGTCATGTCCTTCATGCCAGAGGACATGCGACCTGGGCGCGATGAAGCCGAGGTTGCATAAGCCACCGGCGCGCGATAGAACGCTTCCGGGCATCGGGCTGGATTGCATACCTACCTGCGGAGGTGGTTTCTCCATCCGGCTCGATGCTACTACCTACATGCGTTTGACGCCCCCGCCCTCGATAGCGTATTACCTGCGCCGTGTCGGGGGTAGCGCGAGGCAATGCCAGCAGTCAGTGCATCGAAGTACGTGGTCAATGCGGGTTGGGATGACGTGCCCCACCTCGATGCTGCGACCAAGGCCAAGATGCTGGCGAGCACGCCGCCCTATCTGCGCAAGGCTCGATCGAAGGGGGAAGCAAGTCTTGGTGCCGGCGCGATCTACCCCATCGAGGAAGAGTTGATAACCTGCGAGCCCTTCGCGATCCCCGCGCATTGGCCGCGGGTCTATGCGCTGGACGTGGGCTGGAACCGCACCGCCGCGCTATGGGGCGCATGGGATCGCGATAGCGATGTGGTCTACCTCTACAGCGAGCACTACGTTGGCCAGCAGAAGCCCAACGTGCACGCATCCGCGATCAAGGCGCGGGGCCCGTGGATACCAGGCGTGATCGATCCTGCCGCGCGAGGCCGCGCCCAAAGCGACGGCGAGCAGCTACTCAAGTCCTACCAGAACGAAGGCCTGCTGCTGTACCCAGCCGTCAACTCGGTTGAAGCCGGCATCTATCTCGTGTGGGAGCGCTTGGAGCAGGGCCGCCTCAAGGTATTCTCGACCCTGACCAACTTCTTCGGTGAGTACCGGCTGTACCATCGCAATGAGCATGGCAGCATCGTGAAGAAACGCGACCACCTCATGGACACATGCCGCTACCTGATCGTGTCGGGGCTCAAGCGCGCCATCACCAAGCCGATCGATCGCATCGTTCACGCATCGCCCAACACCATCGCTGACAGCACAGCAGGATACTGACCATGTACGAAGACGCTACCCACGGCAGCTTTGACGAATCGGCGGCCGAGTTCCTGGCGGTGGATGAGGAGGCGCAAGCGCGCCAGTTCAGCGAACTGCTGGAGCAGGCCACCGCAGGTTTCATCGCGGACCTCGAGAACGAAGCAATGGCGCGTGTGCGCGGGCGCGTGCACTTCGAGCAGAAATGGCTTTCGGCGCTGCGCCAGTTCCATGGGCTGTACGATGAGCTAACCCAGGGCGTGCTCGACAAGGATGTCGACCGCTCATCCATCTTCGTCAATCTCACCCGCCCGAAGTGCACCGCCTGGGCCGCCCGCCTGGGCGACATGCTGTTCCCGAACGACGACAAGAATTGGGGGCTGAACGCAACGCCGGTGCCCGAGCTCGCGCAGGTGGCGAAGGATGCGCTCAAGGCCGCCGCCGAGAAACAGGCGCAGGCCGAAGCCGCGATGCAGCAGCACAACGAAGCCGCCGATGCCGGCGCTGATCCGGCACAGCTTGCCCAGCTTCAGGATCAAGCGCTGACTGCCGACGCCGAGGCCGCCGACAACAAGGCCAAGGAAGAGGCGATCCGATCCGAGCTTGAAATGGCCGATCAGCGCGCCGAAGCGATGTCCCGCGAGATCGACGATCAGCTGAAGGAGTCGCGCTACGCCGCCGTGTGCCGCGACGTGATCGACGACGCGACCAAGCTGGGTGTTGGTATCCTCAAGGGCCCGCTAACCTCGACCAAGCCACGACGCCGGTGGGAGCGCGCCGCCGCCCAGCCGGCGCTCGATGGCACGCCGCCCGCGCCTGGCGACTTCACGTTGACGCAGAACACGGACCCGCGCCCGATCTACCGGCGCACGAACCCCTGGCATTTCTTCCCCGATCCCGACGCCACCTGCATGGAGGACAACGAGGACAGCTACGAGCGACACCTGTTGAGCAAGAGCGGGCTGCGGCGCATGGCCAAGGCGCTGGGCTTCGACCGGCGCGTCGTCGCGGAGATCGTGAAGGATGCGCCGTCCCCGACTTCCGGTGGTGATATGGCCTGGCTCACATCGCTGCGCCTGATGGAGCGCGCCACCGAAAGCGCCATCATCAACCGCTACGTCGTGTGGGAGTATCATGGCCCCATGCCGCGCGAGCATGTGCTGACCATGCTGACCACCATGGGTGAGATCGACCGCGCCGAGAAGTTCCGGGCGCAGTCCGAGGCCGACGAAGAGCCGATGGTCATCGTCTACTTCTGCCAGGGCCGCCTCCTCAAGATCGAAGAGTATTTCCCGCTCGACAGCGGCGAAACCCTGTACTCCGTGTTCCCCTTCGAGAAGGCGGAGGCCACCATCATGGGTGCCGACGGCGTGCCGTGGCTGATGCGTCACGAGCAGGCGATGCTGAATGGCGCTGTCCGCATGATGATGGACAACGGCGCGCTTTCGGTCGGGCCGCAGATCGTCATCGATAAGATGCAGGTGGAGCCCGAGGACGGGAACTGGAAGATGCGCCCCCGCAAGGTGTGGCTCAAGAAAGGGCAGGACGTTAATCGCGATCAAAAGCCCTTCGAGACCTTCAACATCCCGATGAACCAGCAGCAGCTTGCCGGCATCATCCAGCTTGCCTTGCAGTTCATCGACGACGTGATCTCGATGCCGAACATTGCCCAGGGCGAGCAGGGCGCGCACGTCACGCAGACATCGAGCGGCATGTCGATGCTGTTCAACTCGGCCAACGTCGTGTTCCGCCGCGTGGTCAAGAATTGGGACGATGACCTGACGACGCCGACGATTCGCCGCGCCTTCGACTGGAACATGCAGTTCAACGACAAGGATGACATCAAGGGCGACATGCAGGCGGAAGCCCGCGGCACTTCGGTGTTGCTCGTGCGCGAGGTGCAGTCGCAGCAGCTTATGGTCATCGCGCAGAATTGGTCAACGCACCCGGTCATCGGCCCCGCCATCCGCATCTACGAGACGCTGCGCATGACGCTGCAGGCTCTCAACATCACGCCCGAGCAAATCCTGTGCAGCAAGGATGAATTCGAGCAGCGCATTGCGAAGGCGGCCGAGGCATCGGATGGGCAAGAGAGCCCCGACATGATCCGGGCGCAGGCGCAGCTACAGGTTGCGCAGATCGACGCCGACAGTCGCAAGCTGCAGGGCGAGAACCAGATGCAGATCGCGGAGCTCAATCAGAAGACGGAAATCCTCAAGCTCGTGCAGAAGGATGGCGTGGACCTGAAGCAGATCGATGCCATGCTGCAGGGAAAGGCGCTCGACCTCAACAGCAAGGAGCGCATGTTCGCCGCCGAGGCCGCCATGGAAGCGCGCAACGCGGCCGAGGCGCGCGCCCGGGGAGAAGAGCCGACCGGATCGGGCGGGTTTATCAGCGCGGGGAGTAAGCCGGCATGAGCGCGACACCCACCTGGCTTGCCGTCGAGAAGCACGCGAACGAGCGCATCGAAGCCGTCAAGGATGCGCTGACCACCGCCCCGGCCGAGACCGTAACGTCTCTGCAGGCCGAGGTGCGGGTGTGGAGATCGGTTCTGGCGCTGGCAACCACGCTTGCGCCAGACACCCAAGTCGCGGCAGAGCCGTTCCAATACTAAGCCCCCAGCACGAAAGGATTGACCGGCATGTCGGTTGAGGATAATTCACAGATCAACCAAGAGGGTAGTGATACCGACTTGGACGAGTTCGACCTTGCAGTCGATGACGAGATTGCGTCTCGCAACGAAGCCCCGGCCGATGTGGCTGCGGCGGAAGGGCAGGAAGACCCGATCGAGATCGATGGGCAGGAAGAACCCGGTCAGCCCGGTCCCGAAGCGGGAGCTGGCACAACTGACCCGGTTGCGGCCCCACCGGCCCCGGCTGATCCATCCGACATTTGGGCCAATGCCCCAGCCGAGCTTCGCGAAGCGTATCAGCGAGAGATTGCAGATCGCGACCACCGCCTAAGCTCGACGCAAGGCAGATTGTCCGCAGCGGATAAGGAACTGGCAAGGCTGCGCGCAGAGCGTTCGTCAACGTCAGGGGGACAGCAGGGGCGACAACAGCCAGCAGGACAGCAGGGCCAAGAGCCTACGCCAGCCGGAAGCCCCTTCGAGAGTGACGCGGTAAAACGCCTTCGGGAAGAGTACGGCGAGATTGCCGAACCGATCCTGGGCATCCTTCAGTCGCAAGCTGAAGAACTCGCATCGCTCCGCGCCCCTGTGAATGAGTATGCCCAGGACCGGGCAAACCAGGCGACACTTAGCCAGATGCAAATTCTGGCGAACGCGCATCCCGATTGGCAGACCTACACGACTGATCCTCGATACCCGGAGTGGTTGGAGACTCAGCCGAAGGCCATCCAAGAAGCCGCTTCCCGAGCCGTGATGTTGGAAGATGGTCAAGAAGCGGCATGGCTTTTGGGGCAGTTCAAGCAAAGCGTCGGGGCCAATATCCCCACGCCCACGCCGACACCTACTCCGACCCCGCCGTCTAGTTCTCGCGATCCACGGCGGGCACGTCAGCTTGCAGCAGGCCGCGACGGAGGAGCAGCAGCAGCGCCAGTCCAATCGGGGGTTCCCGACGATGTAGACGCTGCCCTCGACTTCTTCGCGGACAAGAAGGCACGCGAACGGGCCCATTCCAGTTAGTCAGCCTTGAGGGATGTCCCTCTCGGCAATGAGGGACATCCTTTCCAATGACCGTTACCACCTACGGCGACATCGGCCAGCGCACCGCCGCCTGGGCCATGGTCGAAATGCTCGATCACGCCCGCCCCGTAAACATCCTGGCGCTGTTCGGCTCTTCGCGGCCGATTCCGCGCAACAAGTCCGAGACGGTGAAGTGGCGTCGCCGCATCCCGTTCGATCCCGTCACCCAGCCGCTGCAGGAAGGCGTCACCCCGACGGCCCGCGCGATCCGGTTCGAGGACGTGACCGCCACCATGCAGCAGTGGGGCGAGCTCGTGGTCATCACCGACAAGGTGAACGACATGAGCGAAGACCCGGTGCTGAAGGAAGCCACCGAGGAAGCGGGCGACAACGCCGGCCGCACCTTGGAGCAGGTGACTTACGGCATCCTCAAGGGTGGCACGTCAGTGTTCTACGCCAACGGCGCGACCCGTTCGGCCGTGAACTCGCCCATCACCCTGATCCGCCAGCGCGCCGTCACCCGCTTCCTGAAGCGGATGAAGGCCAAGAAGTTCACCAAGATTCTGGCGCCTTCCACCAGCATCGGCACGCGGCCGATTGAAGCTGCGTACATCGCGGTCGGCCACACCGATCTCGAGTCCGACATCCGCAACATGACCGGCTTCGTCCCCGTCGCATCGTATGGCTCGCGCCAGCCGTTGAACGAGTACGAGATCGGTGCGGTCGAAGACGTGCGCTATGTGCTGTCGCCCGATCTGCAGTCGATGCCCGATGCCGGTGGTGCCACCACCACGATGGTCACGACCAGCGGCAGCAACGCTGACGTGTACCCGATCTTCTACCTGGGCGTGGATGCTTACGGGCTCACCCCGCTCAAGTCGTCGAAGGGCACCGACGGCAAGAACAACATGGCGATCACTCCGACCGTCATCAATCCCGACACCCGCGACAAGTCGGACCCCCTGGGCCAGCGCGGCTACGTCGGCTGGAAGGCCTACTTCACCGCCGTTCGGCTCAACGAGACGTGGATGGCCCGCGTCGAAGTTGCCGCGGCCAACCTCGCATAACCGAGACACTGGCGGGATGAGATACTCCCGTCAGTGACCGGCCCAAGGTCAAGAGGAACACCATCACCATGAAGCAGATTCCCAAGCTCGGCTCGTACACCGGCACCGGCGCAGCCATCGACCTATCCCTGGGCTTCGTGCCCGAATACGTCGAGATCACGAACATCGCCACCGGCGAGACGTGGAAGTGGTTTGCCTCGATGCCGGCAGGTTCCGCCATCGCGGAAGCCACTTCCGGCGCGAAGAGCCGCATCAACGCGAACGGCGTTTCGCCCTACGCGGGATCGCCCACGAAGCCGCGCGGCTTCTCCGTCGGCACTGCGCTCTCCGGCGCGGCTGCGACGTTCGCCTACTTCGCCATTCGCGGCGACGACTAATCGGCACACGGCGGCTTCCATAGCGAGGCCGCCGTTGTCATTGTCCAAGATGCGCGCCGATCCAGGGCGTGACAGTAAGAGGATGAAACCATGAACGAGATCGCACGAGACCACTTCCCCGAAGAGGCGCGCGTCGTCGTCGAGTGGAAGGGCGGCGAACGAGACACCCCGATCCGCTTCACCGTCGGCCCGATCAGCGGTGAACTGCCGACAAACACGCCGACCATCATGCCCACCAATATCGCGCAGGTGATTGCCGAGGGCCACAACGTCACCGTCGCCGCTGCCCCCGAAGGCTACCAGGCTGCGCGTGACGCCATCGACGAGAGCGCCAATCACCCGGGCGGCGCAGGCGATGCCGGCACCATGAAGGTGCTTGATGGACCTGGCGGCGCGCCCGCCACCGTCACGTCGGTGGACCCGGCCATGGTGGGCGGCTCGATCAACGGCGGGGCCGAAGGCTCGACCGGCGATCCGACCGACTACCCAAACACCGAAAGCCGCGCGATGGTCGATCCTGACGCTGCCAACGTCGAGGGCGCGGCCGGTGAGGACACGCACAATACCGACACCGCCGAGGGCGGCGAAGGTGGCGAGGGCGGCGAGACCGACAGTTCCGAAGTGCTGGACAAGGCCAAGGAACTGCAGGGCAAGACGGTCGGCAAGATCGAAGAGGCAATTGCTGCTGGCGTGGAGCTCCCGGTTCTGAAGGCCGCGCTCACCGCCGAGCAGAGCGAGGGCCCCGCGAAGGAGCGCAGTGGTGCGGTCGGTGCCTTGCAGAAGGCTATCGAGCAGCACCCCGACAACAAGGCTTCGTAAGGGCGCAACGCCCAAGCGAAGGTGCCGGTGGAGCCCCGCTGGGGGCGGCTCCACCGGCTCATCAATCCGTGTAGCCCCCATACGAAAGAGCCCCCCAGCATGCGTAAGATTGCAATCGAAACCGCCGACGCCAAGGACCTCCGCTACTACGCCGGAACCATCCTGGGCCTCGAAGTTCACAAGACCGAAAACGCGGCATCGCTGCGATCCAAGATCGATGTCGCCCGTCCTGGGTTGACCGAGATCGAAGTCGAAGACGAAGCCCCTACATCCGCACCCACACCGGCCGCCGCACCGGCCCTCGCGACCGCTCCTGGGACCGCGCCGGGTGCAGCCAAGCCCAAGCCGGTGGCGAAGACCGCCGATGGGCGTGTGATCCCCAGCGGCCAGGCCGGCCTTCACCCGTCGTTCGACCCCAAGGTCGAGCTTCTCGTATTCGCCACCAGCGACCCGACGAAGCCGAAGGACGTGCAGGTAGCCGTCGGCGGCGAGACCATCCTCATCCAGCGCGACAAGCAGGTGCGTATCCCGTACCGGCACTATCTCGTGCTCGATCAGTCGATGGAGAGCGTGGCGCGCGAAACCGGCGAGACCAATCCTCAGACGGGCATGCCCATGAAGGAATGGATCGAGCAGAAGTCCTATCCCCACCAAATCTACGGCATGCCGTCTAAGGCAGAGATCGAAGAGTGGGAAAAGCGCACCGCCAACATCGTGATGGCCTAACGCGCCATGGCAACCTACCTCGACCTCGTGAACGACTTGGAGCGCGAAAGCGGCACCATCCAAAAGGGCTCACGCCTTTCCACGGTGGTGGGCGCTCCCGCGCGCCAAGAGAAGATGGTCGAGTGGGTTGCCGAAGCGTGGCGCATGATCCAGCTTGAGCGCACCGACTGGCCGTGGATGCGCGGTGAATTCGAGGGGCCGTTGGCCGCCAGCGTGCAGCGTTATAGCGGCAACGCCTTGGGCATCGTGGACTTTGGGCGGTGGGTGCGCCGCTCGCGCGATTACCAGCCGTTCACCGTCTACGACCCCGATGTCGGTCGCAAGGATGAGCAGCGCGCGCTCTACAGCGACTGGATTTGCTACAAGGATCGCTGGGATCGCGGCGTCCACGACTGGAACCGCCCCACTGAAGTGGCTGTTTCGCCAGACGGCATGCTGTGTGTGGGCGCTACGCCGAACAAGGCCTATCGCCTGCGCGGTGAATACTACCGTCGCGCGCAAATCCTGACGCTCAACACCGACACGCCGATTTGCCCGGAAGAGCACCACATGCTGATCGTCTGGCGGGCAATGATGCTGATGGGCGATCATGATGAGTCGCCCATCACGATACAGACGGCCAAGTCGAAATATGACGCCGGCCTGCGCGCGATGGTCAATACCAGCATGCCCGAGGTTACGGTCTGATGCAGGACACGACGGATTACGTGTTCCAGGGCGGCGTTGACCCCTCCACTTCTCCCCTTCTGTTGAGCCCAAGCAAGGCCATGGCCTCCATGAACTATGAGGTGGTGGCAGAAGGCTATCGCCGCATGGAAGGCATCGAGCGCTTCGACGGACAAATGCCGGCAAGCTCCGCGCGTTTCTGGATTCTTGGTTTCACGGACGGTGGCGTGCAGGTGAACGTGGGCGACCGGATCGTCGGCAGCGAGACGGCTGCGACAGGCTGGGTTGCGCAAGTAAATCTTTCTGCGGGCACATGGTCTGGCTCGGCCGAAGGAACCTTGATCCTAACGGACGTAGAAGGGGCGTTCATAAGCGGCGAGGCCATGAAGGTGCTGGGCGTCACGGTTGCGGCTGCATATGGAGAGGCCGAGAGGGAAGCCGCGGACGATTACGCTATGTACCTCGATTACGCCAGCGTGGCGCAAGACTTGCGCCGATCGATCATTGGCATTGTGCCAGGATCAGGCCCGGTACGCGGCGTTGCTGTGTTCCAGGGGACCGTTTACGCCTGGCGCGACAATGCTGGCGCAACGGCCGGAGTCATGTGGAAAGCCACCCCTACCGGCTGGCAGCAAGTTGCCGGATCGCGTTGGACGGGCTTCGACAAGGGCAACGTCGAGATATTCGAGGGCGACATCATCACCGGTGTCACGAGCGGCGCGACGGCGACGGTCGCGCGCATCAAGAAGTACAAGGGCAATTGGGGGCAGAATAGCGCCGAGGGCTTCTTGGTACTCACCGGGGGCACCGGCACGTTCGTGTCCGAGGACGTTCTGGTGAATGGCACCTATGCCGCCAGCGTTCACGGCGAGAGCATTGTCGGCTTCGCGCCAGGTGGGCGCTACATGGCCATCGAGCACAATTTCTACGGCGCATCCAATCGCACGGCACTCTACTTCGTCAATGGCGTCAACACCGCTTTCGAGTTCATGGAAGGCATGCTCGCGCCGGTGGAAACCTTCTCAAGCTCTGATCGGCCCACACGAGTCTTCGAGATCGGGAACGGGCTGGGCCTATGCTATCCAGGCGGCTCCATTCAAATCTCTGTCGTCGGGGAGCCTTTGCTGTTCGATGCGGTGCAGGGTGCGGTCGAGATCGGCTTTGGCGACGAGATCACGAATGTCATCCAGGCGAACGACACCGCCGTCGTGATCTTTGGTGCATCGAAGATCGGCACGCTGACCGGGAGCGACGTTGACACCTTCCAGTACAGTAACCTGACGGAAGAAGCTGGCGCAGCACCATGGACTGCGCAGCGCATTGGTCGCACGGTCTACATCGACCTGGGCGGCCTGCGTGATCTAACTGCCACCCAGGCCTATGGAAACTTTCGAGCAGGCTCGCTGCTGCCCGAACTTCAGGCATTCTTTCTCGCTCGACAGCGCAGCGGGGCAACGCCCGTCCTCTCCTACATATCTCGTACGAAAACGCAGTACCGGGTCATATGGGACGATGGGGTGGGCTTGAATGTCTACATGGGCAGGAAGAACCCGGAGCCCATGCTGTTCGACATTTCCCCCCTGCGGTTCACTTGCGCGGCAGAAGGTCAGAACACCGTCTCTGGTGAGATCATCGTGTGTGGCGGCGATGATGGCTATGTGTACCAGGTGGACTCCGGTTCATCGCTGGACGGGGCTGGCATAGAAGGTTTCGTCCAGCCGCCATTCAACCACCTTGGCAGGCCGAACTCCGAGAAGCGGCTGCACAAAGTGACAATCGAGCTAGACGCCATGGCCGGCGCAAGCATCGGGCTTTCCGTCGTTTTCGATTACGGCGATGAGGGTCAGCCCAACGCCTTCCTTGACGATCAGGTTGTCTTTTCAGGGGGCAAGCTGTGGGGCGGGGCTGTGTGGGATGAGTTTTTCTGGTCAGGCCCGATACGCGGTCGCGGCGAGTTCCCTGCGGATGGGGTTGGCCGGAACATAGCAGTTTTGTTCGCATGCAATTGCAAGCCGGCCGAGGCCGCGCATACGCTTCAGGCCTACACCCTTCATTGGTCACTCAAGAGGTTCGTGCGATGACTTACACTCCACAGTACCTCCGCAAGCGCACCCTGGCGCGCGCCGAGGACATCAACGCCGAGTTCGATAAGATCAAAGCGGCAATCTCGGCCTCTGAAGATTTGCAGTCGCTCGCCTTTGCGCCGTATCGGCAGACCTTTGCAGAGGCGGTCAAGGACTTCTCTGTCGGCGGGTACTTTACCAGCAACGCCGCTGGTGATCTGCGCACTTACAAGCGCGTCAATATCGGCTCTGGCTACGAAGATATGGGTGATGATGCCGCGCCTATCAGCAGGGCCGGCGCGTTCACGCTACCCATAAGCGCGGCGCAACAGGCCGCCCTCGACCCGCTTTATGCGCCTCTGTTTGCCAATATCCCGGCAATGAGCATCCCGGCCGGCGTCAATTCTTTTCGCACGCGAGATCGGGCAGGTGCGCTTTGGGTTTCAACTAGCGCTGACCTTGATCCCGTGGGAGAAGGAAAGTGGTGGACGAGATCAAATAGCGGAAGCCGCAAGTGGCTGCTGGAGGTCGAGAACCCGCTCACCAGCATGTTCGGAGCCGTTGGCACCAGCAATGACACAGCGCTCATCATCGCGGCGGATGCCTACTGCGATGAATATCGGCAGGAGCTGCGCTTCGCCATCGCGCAGCATACCTTCGTCGGCGATTATACTTTCCGATCGCCATGGCACGGGGCAAGCCGAGAGCGCTCGGAGTACCTCACGACCGGCCGCCTGTTCCCAGGAACGGGCGTGGGGCTATCGCTGAAAAGCATGCGGATCGCTTCGACCATGCAAGGCGTGGCTGGCCTTAACAGCGTTATACAGGCGGGCGGCGTCGGCGGCGGAACCACGCCACGGCGCTTCGCGATCGATGATTGCGAGATCGAGTTTCTGCCCAATCTTGGAACCGGCTATCATCCGTCAAACAACCGCCGCATGCTGCAGTTCGACGCGTCGGATGGCTTGTCGATCACCCGTTCCACTCTGATAGGCGGCTCTCTCTGGCTGAACGCCAACAACACAGAATGGGATATCTCCCACAACATCTTCAAGCGTGGATACAACGCTGAACAGGGCATTGGCCTTGGGGATGATATGATTAAAGCCTCGACGAACTCGTCGAAGGGCAAGATTGCGTTTAACTTCTTCGACTCGCCGGAACAGGACTGCATAGACCTCTACACGAACGGCTCGAAGACTACGATTGTAGGCAATACCGGCGAGAATTATGGCGTCATGGGCATTCAGGCGAAAGCCCTTTATCGCTGGGCTCCGTTCATCAACGGTAGTTCTGACCAGGGTGGGAAACTTAGCAGCGTCATCATCACCGATAATGGCTTTTACAGCGGTGACATGCGCGGTCTTTCTGCATCCGATCAGGGTGGTGCTATCTACATCCACGTCGCTGACCTTCGGTTTCAAGTGGTCAGTGCCGCGGTTGCCGGAACGGGCGGCGCTGTACGCCTTACGATTTCGTCAATCATGGACTCCACCGATGGTGGCACCGCTTATGCCAATGGCGACCTCGTGCGAGTTTCCAACGTGCTTGGCACGGTTGAGGCCAACACCATCGCCACGCTTCAGAACGTCAACGTGGCAAACGAGACGGTCGAGCTTGCTGGCGTGCCATTCGTCAATACGTACCAGCATGACACCAACGGCACGATCACGCGTGCCTGGGCTATCTCGGAAGCCGTCGCCGGCACCGATGGCTATGTGCGCCTGACGGCTACGGGGCACCTGTTCCAAGACGGTAACACTGTCATCGTCACCAATGTTGGAGGAACAGTCGAGGCAAACGTCGCAGAGGCAGTGGTGCGCCGCGTCGATGCCAACAAGATTGAATTGGTGGGTGTGCCGTTCGCCAATGCCTACACAGGCGGCGGCCACATCTCGCTCGTGCTTTCGGAAAAGAACTGCCCGAGCGACATCACCGTAACCGACAACATCATTCGAGGTGTGAACACGGCTCGGCGGATCGCTTATGCGGCCGGGATCGTGATCGAGGGTGCCAACATAGAGCTATCGTCGAATACCATCACCGAAGTGTTGAAAGCGTCTGGCTCTCCTACGCAGGCTGGTGCTGGAATTGTCGTGGGCCGGATGAAGCCATCTTTCGCGCCGGTGCTACCCGCTAACGTCAAGATTCTCGGCGGCACGGCTCAAGGCGAGAGCGCTGGTCTGGCTATCGCAGCGCGCGTGCGCTCGCTGCACATTTCGGCTGCTACGCTCGGCCAGGATGCTGAAACCGGCCGCAAGTCCGATTATGGAATCGTGTTTGCGACCGGCGCCAGCGCGGACGTATTTAACCTTGAGGGTGGCGATACCGTCGGTACGGTGCGCTCAATGTTCGCAGCTTCTGCGACAGGGTACAATTCGATCAAGCGCGCAGACATTGGCGGGCACTTCGACGGGATCGTGGACTTGCCTTGTGCGATCGACACGCTGACGTGGATGGGCGGCAGCGTCGATGGTGCAATAATCCTGGGCGCTACCAGCAAGGTGAGCAAGAAGATCACGATCAACACGATCGTGAACTATGCCGGCACCTCCTCTGCGCTTCGCATCTTTGGTTGCAAGGGTGTTACGGTCGGCGGGCAAGTCTATGGCGGCGATCGTGCCATCCAGTTGGACGGCAGTTCCGATTGGGCGGTCGGCGTGGCGGTGCTTGCCCCAGCCAGTTCGATCAACATCAACAATTCGAGCGCCAATGGTTCGCGCGTTCAGATCAACATGGGGACGCATGGCCTGGCGGCGGGCGATTACGTGTTGATCGCCGGTCACTCGGTTGCAGGCGTCAATGGTAAGTGGGTCGTCGACAGCGTTCCGAGCTCGACAACCGCTGTCTTGCAGGGGTCAACCTACACCGCGCTAGGCTCTGGCGGGACACTTAAAAAGTTGATTGACGCGCCAGCCGGTGTATTTGGTGAGATAACAGCAATATCTGCTCCATGAAACGAGTATTACCAGGGTAAACATTTCATGCTTTGGGTTTACGCACTTAGACTTTTGGTAATAATTGGTTGTTTCTACAATCTCTACTGGTCTTTGCGCGGACTGGAAGAGTTGCGCAGAGGCAATCAATCTCTGTTTGACATTATTAGGGCGTCAGTTGCGTGTTCTGTGTTGGCGAGCTTGGTGTTTCAGTTCGGAAATATGGTGGAGCCCGCTGACATAAAGCCGTGGCGCATTGTCGGACTTATGCTCATGCTGATATCTCAAGTGCTCTTCCGCTGGGTGCACATTCGGGCAACCAAAAAGGGACGGCACACCATCAACATCATTCTGTCTCATGTGCCAGAGTCACTGGCGATATCCGACCTGGCCGGCGTTGATCCCGACGCGGCGAACAGATTGGCGGCCGAGGCGCGCCGGCTTACAGCGGAAAGGCTCGCTCATGGCTGATGTGCAGGACATTGCTGGGTGGACGGCAATGGGCGCAGCGGGGGCCGCCCTCAAGTGGGTGTTCGACACGGGCATGCAGTGGCGCAGGCAATCCGGCGACACGGCTGAAAAGCAGGCGGCGGTGCGGCTCGACACGGAAAAGCACCGCGACGATCTCATGTTCCGGTTGCTTGAGGCCGCCAAGGCGCAGGTGCAGTCCACCCAAGTGGAAATGCAAGATCTTCGTCAAGAGCTTCGCACGCTCGAGGTGAAGGTCGAGAAGGTCGATGCACTCGAGAACGATCTTCGTACGGCGCACCTCAAGTCCGACCGGCTGCAGCGCCGCCTGACCATCTACGAAGAGGCCATAGGGCACCTCTACAAATTGCTTGAAGCGAAGAGCGAAGGAAGTTCGGGAGAAGCGCCGCGAAATGCGGCGCGGGAGTTTCTTGCTCGGGTTGAGATTTTTCAAAGGCTCGAAGGCGATGAGGCGCAACGAGCCCACATCGCCACCTTGATCCCGCGCGTGGAAGACATGCGCCAGCGTATCCCCGGAGAAAGCTCATGATGAACCGCACGGCTAACCTGCAGACCTGGCTCAATGCCCACGGTGCCAACCTCAATGTAGACGGGAATCGCGGCCCAGCTACGCGCGCTGCCACGATCGAGGTGTTTC